TTTTAATGTTTCAACACCTCAAAGATAGGAAAAAATTCTTTCCCTCCAAACAAATAATAAAAAAAAGTGCAAAAAAAAAGAGGTGATCGAATATGATCACCCCTTTCATTGATTGTGAAAAGTAAATAATTGTTTACTTTTTTCTACTCATTAGGGAGTTTCAAGTGCAGTTTTCGCAGTTGAGAATGTTCCGTTCACGAATGCATTTGGCAAATAGTTTGTCAATGCAACACGTTCAGATACACGTACAGTTACGAATCCATCACGTACGTTTGTGCCATCCTCTCTAAAGAATTCAACACCAACGTTATCACGCACCCATAATTGTGTTCCAACACCAAAGTTACCACATAGGAATGTTCCCGCAGTGATTGCAGTGTTGATCACAACTGGCACACCCATAAATGCAGGTTGTAATCCCGCATAAACTTGATCTTTCAAATAAGAGTTGTTACTATCTTTTAAAAGTAGTATTTTGTGAAAATCTGTTGGATTAAGCATAATGTAATCCGCTTGATATTCACTTAATGCCAATTGGTTTAATGTAGCAACAAGCACGTCAAATTCATTCGCTGATTCTACACTTTGATAGAATGCACCACCAGAAGTTGTGTCAAAATCCGCAGCATCAGTGATGATACCTGAAAGGTTTGGCGCAGATCCATTTCCTGAAAGGATTTGTGTATCCTCAACAGATAAAAGTTTTTCAGGCGCACGTGCTGAAAGGTATGATGTAAGTTGTGGAGTATCTGCCAACATTTCCTCGCTGATGCGGAAATACGTTCCAATTTTGCGAACGTTTGCATCAGAAGCAGTCATATCGAAATCAGATTGTGCAAGTGTAGCACCTTCCGCAGCGGTTGCAGCACCATTTGAATATCCAGATTCTTTCACGAAACGTACAACATCACTTGAAGTTGATCCTTGTGGAATCAAGTTTCTAACGTGAGTTGAACGTGTTGGATCGAATTTGTATCCTGCAACTCTATCCGCAGGAATTACTTCACCAGTGAAATCAGCTGCAACAGTCATATCGGCTTTAACCTCGAAAGACGCTGAACGTGAATTTCCTTTTACAATGCTTTCGATTGCACCATCATTTATGGCATTTTTTAAAGCACCTTTAAAAGAAACATCTTGCTTTGATTCAAAGTGCTTTTTGTTTGCAACCTCGATTGCATCCATACGCTCATTGAATTGTGTTGTTAGGTTGCTGATTTCGCTTTTTAGCATTTGATCAGCTTTCCCAGTTGCGGAATCAACCGCTTGACCTTGCGCTTTTTCAAGTTTGGCATCGATTAAATCGCCAAGTTGATCCAATTGCGCTTTTGTATTTTCATTCATTTTTGAAAATTTTTAAAAGTTATTTAGTTAATTTATTTGATAAATATGAAAACACCTCAATTGCATCATCCTTTTTCGGCAAAGTGACCTCATCAGTCGGCTTTGTGAAATCAATAAAAAATGATTTTAATTTTAGTATCTCGGCTTCAATAGCGTATCCCATTTCATCGGAAATCTTTCCCTTGCGGATTAGTTTTGCCAATGCATCGAAACGCTTGAATTCGTTTTCAATATCCATTTTCCCTTTCACATCCAAAATCTTTGCTTGATCATTGGCTGCCAAAGTAACTGCGGATATTTCATAAAGTTTGACTTCCGTAATTTCACGATAATCATCCTTCATTTGTTTTTGTATTGGCAATATACCAACGGAATTTTCCGTTACGATTCCCGCTTTCATAAGTTCAAGCGCATCATTGCCAAGTGTTGTTTTTGGTATTTCGGCAACAAACATCAATCCTTTGTCATCCTCATACATTTCTTTTATTTTTCCAATGGGTTTATCCATTTTGTGTTGCCATAAGTAACGCACACGCTCACCATTTTCCTTGATGGTTTTTTGGTATGCACCTTTTGCAATCACATCACCATCGGAATCCTTGTTGCCAAAATAAGATCCGTATCCTTTTACGATTCCCATTTTTTCATCGATGTCGGCAATTTCACCCATTGGTGATGCCTTGTATATCATTGCCATAGTAAAACTATTTTGTACAAAAATACTAAATATATTTTTTAAGTTGTTGCGGTGATGAAACGAAAGGAATTGTTTGCTTTGGAATTTTGGTTTGATTCTTTGGAGCGGTGATGTTCATACTTTTTTTGTTTAATTTAAAATACTTTTCCAATGCTTCACCAACCTCACGTGCAATCAATCGTGGATTTGGTGATGTCATATATTCCGCAAATGCCTCTGCAATCAACTCTGATGCATCATTTGAAATATCTGAAATTCCATAACTACTTAAATTTTTTGCAACCCAATCATTCCCGTTTGCCCTATATTTTTTCAATAAATCCTTAAAAACTTTACTTTGAGCAAATCCAACTGCGTGATCCAATGCGTGTCCGAATTCGTGCATAACAACATATTCAACGGAATCAACTCCTTGCGCAAAGAAACCCCTTGATCTTTGATATTTTATTGATTCGACTAACTTTTGTACGTTCCTGTAATCCATTGAATGCCTTATTCCAGTATATTCACCAACATTAAATTTGTACACTTGACCTTGTATTGAAATCAATCTACTTTCGGGAAATTGGGAAAAACTGGCAATTCCATGATCATTGAGTAAATTTTTAGTTCTTCCTCTACTTCTGTATTTGAATCTTGATTTTATTACTGAATTTATTTTCTTTTTAACAACAGTCATTCCGTATTGTTCAACCAAATCACGTAACTCCTTTGATTGCCTAAATAAATCATCAAATGAATTATTTAAAACCATATTTCGCAATCCCTTTCCTGATGAAAGTGTATCTAAAACAAAACCAAATCGATCCTTGATTTTTGCTGATCCAACAAGATATTCATTCACAATATTCATATTCAATCCATCGAAATCAAAGTTCTTAATTCCCAAATCATTGGCAATCTTTTGCGCTTGTGCTTTGCTTTTTGCCTTAAATGCTGAATAATCAACCGCAGCGGTTGTTGTTGCTTGTGTTGCTTGTGTTGCGAATGATTGCGTTGCTGCAACCGATTCCGTTCCCGCCAATACTGGTTGCACCGCACCAATACCAAATCCAATGTTTTCAAATTCACCGATTGCTTGTGCCTCCTCCATTGGGAATGGAAATACGCTGCATCTACAATTCACAATGTTTCCCGCTGATGCTCCAAGTGATGAATCCGCAGGATGCCTCATTTGCTCACCTTGAACGCTAAATGTTTCCTCAAATTTAACTTGCACACCATTCATCACTGCGTGATCAAAATCGTTTGGAGGAATGGATCGTGTGCGCCCATCTTGACCTGAAACCCATTGTTTCATCATCTGTTGTGCGGGAAATATAGTTGTTGCGGATTGCAATGTGCCATAATTAGCAGCATTGGTTGCCTCCGTTCGCACCAATCGGAGTGCCTGATTCCTTGAATACAAATTCGTTTGACGCAATATCACATCACGCTTTTGCCTTGCACCGAGCGCAGCAAATGTAGGATCGTTCATATTTGCTTTCAATATCCGTTGCATTGTTTTCTTTGCAGTTCCTTGAACAAGTACAATTTTTGCACCTGCATTTTGTTGCGCATATTGCCCGAATAGGTTTTGCCATTGTGTTTGAAATTGATTTGGATTAACACCTTTTTTTAAAAACCGATCAAAGTTCCTTGCATACCAATTGGCAAACCGCATTCCAGTTTGCACATATAGTTGCTCATATATTTTTTCAAATCCTTTTGTTGTAAATATCCCTTGCGTTTGGATTGTGCCTTGTTGCAAAAAAGCATCAACACCCTTTTCATATTCCGATTGATAAAACCTCCGCACCGATCCGATGATTGCCTTTTCCGCTTTGCGCATTTCATTCTCAAACGCACCCCGCCAATTCGCTTTCACTTGTTTTGAAAGGATGCCATTTGTTTGTGTAGGCATTTTTTTACTTTTTTTTATTCATCAAATACCACTTGTGAATCGTGTATCCAATGGTTGTCAATAAAACCGCTATTTTTAGAAACAACTCAATTTCAGTCAAAGACAAAGCGAATGCGCTGAAGTTTAATCCGTATATTTTCAAATCAGTTAAATTCATTTTAAAGTTCATTTTTGTTTACCTTGACCACGATATTTTTTTTTATATCCTTTTTGCCCTTTGGATGCGTTCTTTGAATGCACCCCTTTTCGTTTCTTTTTTGGCTTTTCAAAAACCGATTCTATGATTCTCAATTTAGCCATTGCGAAGTTCCTCCATTTTTTTGATTGCCCAATCTACACCCGCAGTGCCACCCCATAAATTCCAAGCAACGAATCCACGATCCTTCCATGGCTCATCCTTGTATTCATCAGCAATGGTTGCATTGTCACGATGCCTGTTGAATTGTGCCATTCTTGAAACTACATCCGCACTGATTGCTTCACGCTTTGCAAGTTGATTGGCACGTTGCCACCCCACTTCCGTTCCGCCTTTTACAACATCACGTCCATACTTTTCCCGCCACTCAATCATTCGCTTTGCGTTGTTGGTTGCGGTTTGCGGATAATCATCATACATTTCCGCTTTGCTTTCCTCCTTGCTTGATAATGGATGTCCTTCTGGGAACAAATCCGTATCGTGTTTGCCTGATCTGAATTTTCCATTACGCATTGCATAAAGGAATGAATTCACACGTGCGTATGCCCATTGATCGGATGATGTTACTGATGGTCGAACTGATGATGGATTTGTATTGTAAGCACCAACACCACGCTCAAACACTTTCACAAGCATTCCAAGTGTCACACGCTTTGTTGCATCATCACCAAACTTTTCGTTGTGTTCCTCAACTTTTTTTTTCAATCCCTTTTCAACTGCATCGGAAACATCTTTTTGTTCCTCCATTGATGCATCAAAAATGGCATCCTCATATTCCTGATGCGTTTCAAATGGCATATATACAACCTCACCATC